TGCGAGAAGATAAATATATGACAGGCAGACATCTTATCACATCTTTGAGACATAAATTTGATAAGAGAACTCATGTAACAGTAATCGAGTGTATCAAAGACACAGGATTTAAGAAATGATACTAGGACTACAAGAATATTTTACACAGAAGTTGTTTCAACAACTTGACGAAAAACTGATTATGTATAATCAAGGTAAGAGATACGGACAGGTTGTATTTCTAGCCGGTGGTGCTGGCTCTGGCAAAGGTTTTGCGATTCAGAACTTTATGGAAGGTGAAAAGTTTAAGATTCGTGATGTAGATGAGTGGAAGAAAGCATTCATGAAGATCGATGAACTGAAAGGTAAATATCCAGAAGTTCGTGGTCTCAACCTAAAGCAACCAAAAGACGTTTTCAAGTTACATATGTTTGTCAAGAGAGCAAACATCAAAGACAACACACTTAAGGTAATGCTTGATGATCTTGTTCGTTCTGGTGCGGCTTCAAAAGGAACTCTACCAAATATCATTTTCGATATCACACTGAAAGAGATTGCTGATATCACAGAAGTTCTACCGCAACTAAAAAAGATTGGTTATAAACCAGAAGACATTCATGTAACTTGGGTATTGACAAACTATCATACTGCTGTTAAAAATAATGCTGGTAGAGAACGAGTCGTGCCTGGAGATATTCTTCTAAAGACGCATGAAGGTGCGGCTAAAACCATGTCACAGATCATTCAAGGTAAACTACCAAGAGGTATCAATGGTGCTGTCAATGTTATTTTGAATAACAGAGAGAACACGATACCTTGGACAGACAAAGACGGTAAGCCTATCAAGACAAGTGCTGGTGGGATTATCGTCAAGGATTTCACATATGTGAATCTGAAAAAAGAAGGCAAAAGATTTAGAAACGAAAGTGCTGTTCAGAAACAAATCTATGACTGGATTACAGATAATGTTCCTGACACAGCACTAAAAGCAATCGATGAACCAAAACTATAAGGAGTGTAGATATGCCATTGCCAGGTTCTAATAGAGAAAAGCAGATGCAGAAACAGTTTCTTCAAGAGATTGTAGAACCAGAAGTTCAACCTACTGAGGAAGTTGTAGAAGATGAAGCACCAAAGCCAAAGGCTAAGAAAAAAGCCACTAAAGGAAGAAAGAAAATCTTCGGAGTCCTTTAATCATCTAACTGATTATGTAGATGAAAAAGAAAAAACAAAAGAAACTCTAAAGAATGGTCTTCTGAGTTTTCTAAAGTATGTAGAGAAGGTGGAAGATGAGAAACTTCCTAACAGCAAATGATTTTGTATGGTTCTTCGGCAGAGTGGAAGACCGTAATGACCCTGTACAACTCGGCCGGGTCCGTGTACGGTGTTATGGTTTCCACACCGATGATAAAGACAAGATACCTACTGAACACCTCCCATGGGCTCAGCCAATTCAAGATATCACCTCTGCGGCTGATAGCGGAAAGGGCAGAAGTCCAACAGGACTCCTAGTTGGTAGTTGGGTAGTTGGTTTCTTCGCTGATGGTAACAGGGCGCAAGAACCTGTTATTTTAGGAAGTCTTGGTGGTATACCAGAAACAACAAATGAAAGTGATGTAAATAAACTCGCAAGAGGAACTAACACACTTACAAAAACACCTGATAGTGTAAACGGAGAGCCAGCATCACCTTATGCGGCACAATATCCAAAAAATCATGTGTATGAATCTGAATCTGGTCATGTCGTAGAGATTGATGATACTGACAATGCTGAAAGAATACACATCTATCACAAGTCAGGTACATTCATTGAGATGCATCCAAATGGTGATGTTGTTACACATCATAAGAATGGATTCAGAACTGTAACTGGTAATGATAAACTTCATGTAACAGGTGATCTGAATATTGTTGCAGATGGTAATATTACAATGGATGGTAAGACAATTAATCTGAACAGTGGAACTAAGGGTGCTGCCAGACTAGATGATACTGTAGATACTGGTGATGATCCAGCAGGCATATCAGGATCAGATGGTTCTAATAAGATTGAATCAGCATCTAAGACAGTGTTTATTGGAGACTAAATATTATATCTGATAAACCACAGAATCATTTTATCACATTTTTATAATTTGTCAAGGGCAAAACGATGAATAATCATGATAATTTAGTAAATTTGTTTGAGACTTATATCACTGAAAGTGAAAAGTTTGAAAACGGAAATAAGACAGCAGGCACAAGAGCAAGAAAAGCACTAGCAGAGATTGCAAAACTGTGTAAAGAAAGACGAGCAGAAATACAATCTGCCAAGAATGGGTCATAAATAGATGAAAAGAATACCGATGAAATCGGCAGATGAATTTGATGCGCTTACAGGTTGGAAACAGTTTTTGAACTGGAGATCTGGTCAAAGAAAGCGTATTAAAAAAGCATATAACAAACGCTTTCGTAAGCATGGCGATATGTCACTACATCGTCTTCATACAACAAAATATGACGATCTCTGTATGTAAGGAAGAATAATGGCTGGTGCAAAAGAAACTGTAGTGTTTAGTGATTTCGATAGTCTATTCCAGGCTAATCCAATTACCAAACAACTAAACAGAAACACAAACAGAGAAGCCGTCAAGGAATCTGTTCGTAATCTGATTCTCACAGATTACTTCGAGCGTCCTTTTCGTTCAGATATTGGTTGTTCTATTCGTTATTATCTGTTTGAACTATGGTCTCCAGCACTGAAACAGACAATGGAAAATGCTATTCGTGAAGTCATTCGTAACTATGAGCCAAGAGCAGATATTCTTGATGTGTTGGTGGAAGATCGTTCTGATCTAAATGCTATTTCTGTAACTGTCGCTTTTTCTGTTCGCAATGACATCAATCCAGTCGTTTTAGATGTAATCTTAGAGAGAGTTAGGTAATGGCCGCTAATACATATTTACAAGTTACTGAAGTCGATTTTGAAGACATTCGCAGTAATCTAAAATCATATCTCAGTTCACAGACACAGTTCAATGATTACGACTTTGAAGGTAGTAACATGGCTGTGCTGTTGGATATTCTTGCATACAATACACATTACAATGCATTCTATACAAATATGCTTGCGAATGAAATGTTCTTGGATACAGCACAACAAAGAGATAGTGTTGTATCAAGAGCAAAAGAACTTGGTTATGTAACTCGCTCTGCGAGAGGTGCTACAGCAAATGTAACGATTACCTTTACAGGTATCGCAAACACAATATCTTCATTTACACTACCTAAAGATTCTAAATTTACTACAACGATTGACGATATTACATATACTTATGTGACACCAGAAGCATTTATAATTAGAAATACATCTAACACATTCTCTAAAGCAATTTCAATTACTGAAGGTGAACCTCTTACACAAAGATTTGTAGTCAATACTAGCAATCCTGTTAAATATGTTCTACCTAACGAAAATGTCGATACAAGAAGTATATCAGTAAGAGTTCAAGAGTCTGGTTCTAACTTTGCAAACACTACATTTACAAGAGCAACAAATATTCGTGGTGTCACATCCGCTTCTCCTGTTTATTATTTACAAGAAACTGCTGATAAAAAATATGAACTATACTTTGGTCAAGGCTCTCTAGGTAAAGCACTAAAAAATGGTAATGTCGTTATTGTAGATTATCGTGTATGTAATGGCTCTACTACAAATGGTGCTAACACATTTACCATTGACTCAATCACTATAGATCCTTCATATACTTCAACATCACTGACAGTCAACACTGTAGCAAGAGGTGGTGTTGAAATAGAGAGTGTAGATAGTATCAAGTTCAATGCTCCTAGAAACTTTGAAGTTCAGAATAGAGCAGTGGTCAATAATGACTATCAAAGAATTCTTCTGAATGAAAATACTGATCTACAGTCGGTCACAGCATTCGGTGGTGAATTTGCTGATCCTGCTGTTTATGGTAAAGTATATATTGCTGTGAAACCTCAAAGTGAGCAGTTTGCTACTGCTATTCGTAAGACAGAAATTCGTGAGAGCATTTTAGATAGAACACCTCTTGGTATTGATCCTGTTATCATTGATGCAGATTATATTTACATTATACCAACAGTGAACATCTTTTATAACAAACTACTCACAACTCTTACTGCGTCTGCTACAGTGAACTCTGCAAGAACTGCTATTAATTCTTTTGACAGTAAAAATCTACAGAGATTTGGAAATAAATTGAGATATTCTAGACTTGTTCGTGCGCTTGATAATATTAACGAATCTATTCTCAATACAGAAGTTGATATTAGAATTCAAAAAAGAATTGTTCCAAATACACAGAGAGCCGAAAAAGTTACTCTAAGATTTAGCAATGCTCTGAGAGCAGGCACACTTTCATCGACAAAATTTACATTCAATAACTTTGATGCTTTCTTAGACGATGACGGCAATGGTAATGTCAACATTTTTAGATATGATTCATCAAAACAAAAAGTAAATATTGTTTCTGGAGCAGGAACAGTAAATTACACGACAGGTCTTGTTGAGATTGAAAACTTTAGACCAAGTGCTTATGATGGCATTGAACTTAAAGTTACAGTTGAACCTGTAAGTTCAGATATTACACCTGTTCGTGAACAAATTCTTGTCATGAACGGACAAGACGCAACGATTACTGCTACTGCTGAGATTGAATAATGGCCATTGAGAATAAACTCTCAACTTTAATTCAAGGACAATTTCCCTCCTTCTATAATGAAGAAGGAGAAAACTTTATATTGTTTATGAAGGCCTATTATGAATGGCTAGAAGAAACCGGAAATCAGACACACGAATTAAGAAAACTTGAAGAATATAAAGATATCGATTTAACAGTTGATGCTTACATTGAATACTTTCGTAAAATTCTTCTTGCTGAAATACCAGAAAATGTTCTCGCTGATAAAAGAATTCTAGCAAAAAACATTCGTGATTTTTATCAATCTAAAGGCACATTTTCATCGTATAAACTGTTGTTTCGCATTCTTTATAATGAAGATGTAGAACTTAATTATCCAGCAGATCAGATACTAAAGATTTCTGATGGTGACTGGCGCATTGATAGATATCTTGTAACTACACACGACAAAGCAAATCTAGGCTTTATTGGTAGAACTATCAGAGGCACAGATTCTGGTGCAACCGCACTTGTTGAAAATGTAGTAAAAAGAACTATTCGCAATAAAGTCATTGATCAGATATATCTTTCAAATATTAAAGGTTCGTTTTCACATTTAGAACCCATTTTAACACAAACTGGTCCTACTCCTCACTCACCTATTGTAGAAGCGGGTATTAGTTCTTTTGAAATTATTTCTGCTGGTGCGAGATATAATCCAGGCGATATTGTTGACATCATTTCTTCGGATATTGGTAAATTTGGTAAAGTTGTTGTTACACAAACTGTTGACTTAGGCGGTATTATCACATTTTCGATTTTAGAAGGTGGCTCTGGTTATACATCTAGTATCAATGATACAACTCAAATCAGAATAACTGGTGGTGATGGTCTTGAG